ACAATTTAAATCGAGACTAGCGGGCGGAGGGGCCCGCCCTAATTTATTTGAAGTCTCGATTCCTTCCTTCCCCACCTCTATCACTGATGCATGGGGAAGTGGAGACCAGTCTGAAAACGGAACGTTTAAGTTCCTTTGTAAGGCTGCAGTTCTCCCAGCATCTAATACACCTTCATTCCAGGTACCTTTTAGAGGTAGAAATTTGAAGGTTGCTGGCGATAGAACCTTCGATCCTTGGACCGTCACCGTCATTAATGATGAGGACTTCCAACTCAGAACCGCATTTGAAAGATGGGCTAACGTAATCAGTAAGCTCGACGATGCTACTGGTGTTACCAACCCTGCATCTTACATGTGTGATGCTTACGTTCAACAACTTGGTAGAGGTTCTGAAAAGTTTGCAACCACCAATGAAGGTGGTGAGTCTGCTATTCTTAGAACTTACAAGTTTATTGACATCTTCCCAACCACGGTTAGTGAGATTCAGTTGAGCTATGATAGTGGTGATACCCTGGAAGAATTTGATGTCACCTTCGACATTCAGTTCTACACCATCGGTAATGCAACTCAGTCTACCGGAGCTAATTCTGGCGAAGTTCTGATTACGTGATAAATAACTAGACAAGCAGTCTAGTAACTCATAATGACCAGATTATTTGGTTTTTCAATTGAAGATAACGAGAAGAATCCACCTGGCGTTGTTTCTCCGATCCCTCCTTCTAATCAGGATGGAGCTGAGGCCTTCTCCAGTAGTGGATTTTTTGGTAGTTATAATTTAGACATTGAAGGTCTCTACCGTAATGAGACAGATTTAATTAGAAGATACAGGACAATGGCACTCTATCCTGAGTGTGATAGTGCAATTGAAGATGTTGTAAACGAAGCAATTGTAGCAGATACTAACGACTCACCTGTAGCCATTGAGTTGTCTAATCTCAATGCAAGTGATAATATTAAAAAAATTGTTAGAGAAGAGTTCAAATATATCCTTGAACTTTTAGATTTTGATAAGAAAGCTCACGAAATCTTCCGTAACTGGTACATCGACGGAAGACTTTATTACAATAAAGTTATTGACCAGAAGAATCCTCAAGAAGGTATTCAAGAACTCAGATATATTGACGCTTCTAAATGTAGATACGTAAGAAAACTCAAGAAGCAAGATAAAACTGTAGGCAATGTAAGGGATGATTTTGGTAGATCAGCCAATCCTACTGCATATAATTTCCCAGAGATTGAAGAATACTTCATGTACACACCAGATATGGGTACTGCCCGTGGTGGGTACGCAGGTAATGCACAAAAAGGTATTAAACTAACCCGTGATTCTGTCACGTATTGTACCTCTGGTCTGGTAGATAGAAACAAAGGACTTACATTGTCCTGGATGCATAAGGCAATCAAACCCCTCAATCAGTTGATGATGATTGAGGATTCACTGGTTATCTATAGATTGTCAAGAGCACCAGAACGTAGAATCTTCTACATTGACGTTGGTAATCTTCCTAAGGTAAAGGCAGAACAATACCTGCGTGATGTCATGATGCGTTATAGAAACAAGATGGTCTATGATGCAAACACTGGTGAGATGAGAGATGACAAGAAGTTTATGTCCATGATGGAAGACTTCTGGCTCCCTCGTCGTGAAGGTGGTCGTGGTACCGAGATTACTACACTTCCTGGTGGTCAGAATCTTGGTGAGATTACTGACATCAACTACTTCCAAAGAAAACTCTACAAAGCTTTGAATGTTCCTGAAACCAGAATTGGTGGAGAGGAAGGTTTCTCACTGGGTCGTTCTTCTGAAATCCTGAGAGATGAGATTAAGTTCTCCAAGTTTGTCGGTAGAATGAGAAAAAGATTCTCAGCAATGTTCAATGACATGTTGAAGACTCAACTTCTCCTTAAAAATGTTGTTACTCCTGAAGACTGGGAGTATATGGCTGATCATATTCAGTATGACTTCCTGTATGATAATCATTTTGCAGAACTCAAAGATGCTGAGCTGACAACCGAGAGATTGAATCTTGCAGCTTTGGCTGAACCATATATCGGTAAGTATTACTCTGCTGATTACATTAGACGTAATATTCTCCGACAGACTGACGAGGAGATTCTTGAACAGGATGAACTGATCGAAAAAGAGATTGAGAATGGTGTGATTCCTGATCCAAATGCAATGGTTAATCCTGCAACTGGTATGGCTCCCCCTGCTGGAGCACCTGTTCCTGGTGATACCACCGGTGGATTGATGGGAGCAACTCCCCAATCTCCAGAAATTGACGAGAACCCAATTGAAACTCCACCCGCTACCAAGAAACCCCCTGGTGGTGAAATCTAAATACCTTTTGTAGAACTAACTATTTTTATGGACGAACTTATGGATTTGCTCGTCAAGGACGACGCAAACGCTTCACAAATCAGTGACAAAATTAAAGATATTCTCTTCCAAAAGAGCGCTCAAGAGATTGAAACTATCAGACCTAATGTAGCAGCATCGGTATTCGATGATCCTACTGCCGAGGTAGAAGATACCGAAACAGAGGAAGATGTTGTTGATGAGGTAGAGGCATCAATCGAAGAAACAGAGGATGAGGAAGAAGAATAATAAATAAGTATTATAGAACTATTGAAAATAATGAGCGCTACCAGACCTGTTGGAATTAATAGCACTGTAAGCACCAGTACATCCTCTGCTCAGACCTCTGCAATTTCGCAACAGTCTGATACGTTGAGAGTTGTTGCTGAAAGTGTTGGTGTATATGTGAATTACGGATCTAATCCGACTGCAACAAATGAAAACATCTACGTTGGAACCAGTGATGATCTAAAGATCTCTCTGGGTCCCGTTTCTGCACAGAAAGTAGTAGGTGTTACCAAGGGATCATCTACAATCATTGATTTTCCCGAAGGAACTGGTAGTCCTTTTGATGTGGGTGATACTGTATCTCTGACTGCACCAAGTCAATCCGCGTTTGATTTCAGTCATCAAACAGTTACTGCAGTTGACAGATCATCTGGTGTCGGAGGATTCTTCGGTACTAGAATTACTGTTAGCTACAACTCTTCTGGAGTATCTGGAACATTTGCTGATCCCGATGCAACGTTGAGAAAGTCTTTCAAAGTTGCCGTTAAGACTGAAGCCGGAACTGGCAAGGCATACATTCAACAAGTACAAGCATCCTGAGAACAATGAAACTAATCAGAGAAGAAATCGAATCAGTTGATTTTATCGTCGAAGAAAAGAACGGTAAGAAGTCAATGTTTATTGAGGGTATCTTCCTCCAGGGAGATATCTGCAATCGAAATGGTAGAATGTATCAGATGGATACCTTGAGAAAGGAAGTCCAAAGATATAACGAAAACCACATTCAATCTGGGAGGGCTCTTGGAGAACTCGGACATCCAGATGGCCCAACTGTTAATCTGGATCGCGTCAGTCACAAGATCGTGTCGCTCAAGGAGAGCGGTACCAATTTTATTGGTAAGGCAAAAATCCTTTCTACTCCAATGGGTAAGATTGCAGAATCTCTCATTGGCGAAGGAGTCAAGCTGGGTGTTTCTTCTAGAGGTATTGGATCTCTGATGCAAACCAAAGAAGGTGTTAATGTTGTAGGACCCGACTTTATGTTGGCTACTGCAGCTGACATCGTAGCCGACCCCTCTGCTCCTGATGCTTTCGTAGAAGGTATTATGGAAGGTAAGAGTTGGGTATGGGATGGTGGAATCTTGAGAGAAGAGAAAGCCGCCAAGACTTACAAACAGATCAATACCCTGGTTGATCAAAAACAACTTGACGAGCAAAAACTCGACCTGTTCAATAACTTCCTCAGTAACCTCTGATAAGTTATTGAAATATACAAATTATAAATAAATATAGATTAAAAAAGGTTAATCGGAGTAACTTAAAATGTCTCTTGGAGATTTACAAGAAATGGAGCAATCTAAAACTGCTGTGAATGCTAACGCCAAACCTGCCGAGGGTATGGGTAAGCTTTCCAATGCCGGCGAAGGCCTGCAAACTTCTTACGAAGATCTTGGTGGTCCTACCCCCGAGAACTACAAACCTGATAACGACTCTGCAAAGCTCAAAGAGCCTAAGATCGCTACCGTCAAGGATGTAGTAAATAAGGGTGCTAAGGCTGCTGATCCCATGAAGGGTATGGCTAAAGAAGAAGCCGAAGTTGAAGAGGAAGTCCTGGAAGAGGAAGAAATTGTTTCCGAATCCGAAGAAGTTACTGAAGAGTCTGTCGATATCGATGAGGACGTAAATGCCCTCCTCGGTGGCGAAGATCTTTCCGAAGAATTCAAAGAGAAGGCGAGAGTCATCTTTGAAGCTGCATTAACCTCTAAAATCAAAGAAATCCAGGAATCCCTGGAGGTCCAGTACGCCGAGCGTCTGGATGAGGAAAGAGAAGCCCTTAAGGGAACTCTTACCGAAAGAGTTGACGCATATCTTGAGTACGTCTGCCAAGAGTGGATGTCCGAGAATGAGTTGGCTATCGAACATGGTCTCAAGACCGAAATGACTGAATCCTTCCTGTCTGGCATGAAGGGTCTTTTTGAAGAACATTATGTAACAATCCCTGAAGATAAGTATGATGTACTTGAGAGCATGGTAGAAAAACTTGATGATATGGAGACAAAACTCAACGAGCAAATCGATAAGAACATTGGTCTGAATAAGAGACTCGCCGAGTCAACTGCAGATGGTGTACTGAATATCGTCTCTGAAGGTCTTGCTGAGACCCAGAAAGAGAAGCTTGCTTCACTCGCTGAAAGCGTAGAGTTTGAAAGTGAAGAAGAATATCGTGAAAAGCTGGAAACCCTGAAGGAATCGTATTTCTCCAAGGCTCCTGCTGCAAAGTCCGAAGCACCTCAAACACTGTCTGAGAGTGTTGATTCAACACCCGCTCCTGTTGGAAACAACATGGAAGCCTATCTCAGAAGCCTGGGTGCCTTCAAAAAGTGAATTTAACATTCATTCAAACCTAAACCTATAAAGTAAAGCAAATGTTTCAATCCGAACATCTGCAGGAAAAGTGGAGTCCACTTCTCGACTATGAAGGTCTTGATCCCATCAAAGATTCTCATCGTAGAGCTGTAACCGCAGTCCTGCTCGAAAACCAAGAAAAATTCCTCCGTGAGGAGCAAGCATTCCAGTCAGGTATCAACCTGATGGAAACCCCCACCAACCACGCCAATAACGCTGGTGCATCTGGTGGTTTCGGTGCTAACTCACCCGACGCCGGCCCTACCGCTGGTTTCGACCCCGTTCTGATCTCCCTGATCAGACGTGCAATGCCTAACCTGGTCGCATATGACCTGGCTGGCGTTCAGCCTATGAATGGTCCTACCGGACTGATCTTCGCGATGCGTTCACGCTTCACGAATCAGGAAGGCGACGAGGCACTGTTCAACGAGGCAGATACCTCCTTCTCCGGTAACGACGACGGCCGTAATCTTACTGCTGGTGAGTCTGACGCTAACGTTGGTCTGGGTACCACCGGTCAGAATGGTGATAACCCCTCTATCCTCAACCCTGTCGGTACCGCTACCTCCACTGCCTACAACGTAGGTCAGGGTATGGTAACTGGTGACGCTGAGAACCTGGGTTCAGGTACTGGTGATCACTTCAACCAGATGGCCTTCTCGATCGAGAAAGTCACTGTAACCGCCAAGTCAAGAGCGCTGAAGGCTGAGTACAGCCTGGAACTGGCACAAGACCTCAAGGCAATCCATGGTCTGAACGCTGAAGCGGAACTCGCCAACATTCTCTCTACTGAGATCCTGGCTGAGATCAACCGTGAAGTTATCAGAACCATCTACAAGATTGCTGAGCAAGGTGCCGTTTCTAACACCGCTACTGCTGGTGTATTCGACCTTGACATCGACTCTAATGGTCGTTGGTCTGTTGAGAAGTTCAAAGGTCTCCTCTTCCAAATCGAGCGTGACGCTAACGCGATCGCACAAAGAACTCGTCGCGGGAAGGGCAACATGATCATGTGCTCTGCTGATGTTGCATCTGCACTGACCATGGCTGGTATTCTCGACTATACCCCTGCTCTTAACTCCAACCTTAACGTTGACGACACCGGTAACACCTTTGCTGGTACCATCAACGGTAAGTTCCGTGTCTACATCGACCCATATTCGGCTAACCTGTCGGCTGCTAACGCTGCAACCAACGGTGGTAACCAGTACTATGTTGTCGGTTATAAGGGTACTTCACCTTATGACGCTGGTCTGTTCTACTGTCCTTATGTTCCCCTCCAGATGGTTCGCGCCGTTGGGGAGAACACCTTCCAGCCCAAGATCGGCTTCAAGACCCGCTATGGTATCGTAGCAAACCCCTTCGCAGAAGGAACCACTCAAGGTCTGGGTCGCCTGAGAGTCAACAGCAACCGCTACTACAGACGTGTAGCTGTTAAGAACCTGATGTGAGCCAAAGCCACATCTGGCACACGGGAGCCTTCGGGCTCCCTTTTTTATGCTATGATATCGATAGAGGGAACTACTATGAAAGGATGTTGCGGAGCAGGATGTCATGACTGTCCATTCAGACCACCACGAACCAAACGGTGAGAGTTCTAATATCAAGGAATTAGTAATTGCTTGTGCAGTATTACTCGTCTTTGCGATTATCTGTTTTTTAATTATGTTCGTAGGTATGTTATAAATATCTACACTGACTATTCTTACTATGAAATATAAAAATAAGACACTTTGGGGAGTGGTTGCCTTAGTAAGTATATTGAACGTTGGTGCATTTATTGGTAACAGTATGAGGAGACCTCCTGTATCAATAAATTATCCACCAGTAGGTGATTTAAGTTCATATGAAATTACCATGTATCCTAATGGTAGTTACTCGATTACCTACAAAGGACATGATCCCACAGTATTAAATTCAGACACTTACGTTGATACATCCAATGGTGTCTTTGGTATTGGTGGAAGATCAACAACCACTAGATCTAACCAGTATGTACCTGGTAGAACTGGTGAAGGAGTGGATGCAGACGGAAAAAAGATTGTGAGATCAGAAGAGTGCATCAAGGCGGAAGGTGGCGGAGAGTCGAATGGTGCCCTCGTAGGCGCTAGTGTTGCAACTGGATTCGCACCTATGCTTACTGGTATTCCTTATGTTGGGTGGTTGGCTTCTGGTTGGTTGGTAATGTTTGGTCAGGATGTAGGTTCACAGATTGGTGGTGAGATTGCTACTTCTATAAAGGGGTGTGATTAATTTTGAGTGAGAATATTGTTAGTATATTTGGTGGTCATGATGCAAACATTACATTCTATAATTCTACCAATAATGAGTATCATATTATTGAGATTGAAAGATTAACTAGAGAAAGATATTTTCAACTTAAGAAAAATACTGATCATTATATAAAAGAAATTTTAGAACAGTGTCAAATTGTAGCTAATAAATTTTGGGGATTTGAAAATAATTACGATACACTTTTAATCGATCCAAGGTGGAAACAGAGAGGAATACCTGATACTGTACGTCAAGTTTTTAATACTAAAGAAATTAAATCAATATCCAATCATCACGACAATCATGCATACTGTGCTTATTATCAATCTAATTATCGAGAGGCATTAATAGTTTCATATGATGGTGGTGGTGATGATCAGTTCTTTAATTTTTATCATGCAAAAGATCATGATCTTAATTTGATTGAGTCACTACCATATAATCTTGGTAGATATTACTGGAAGTCAGCTTCAAGAATAAAAGATATTGTTGATAATA